AAAAAACGGACTCGTAGGATGAGGCACAAGGGGGTGCTAAGATACCCTCTGGTAGGTAGTGTCCAGATTATAGTCACTTCTTCTGTAGACCCCCTTAAAATGCCTTACGTTTGATTTGCCTATTTTTACCAGCTTTTAGCACCTTCTTTTTTCATTTGCTCACCTGTAAAGCCTGAGTCCACCCAACATAGTAACTGAGATGACTCTGGTCTTACAATAGCAGCAGTCCACGTTCCAGATGTAGCGTTAAGAAATATAAATGTTACGTGTCCTCTAGCTGATATTCCACGAAATACTATTTGTTCTCCGTGTTTTTCTTGAATATTAATTTTAGCCTCTGCCAAATCTTTGCAACCTGATTGCATGGGTGCTTGACTATACGATGCTGAAACATTGAATGCAATAATACATAGAGCAACTAAACCTCCGATAAATATTTTAGTCATATTAAGAATATCCTTTTTAAATGATTTATAAGATAGTCCTTGGCTCTATTTAATACTTCTAAATCATCATCAAAACCACCCAAAGCACGATTGCATTTGTGACACAACCATCCCCTAAATGTTTCTGTATCGTGACAATGATCTAAAACCCAAGGCCCATTTCTTGTGTTACCTTTGCCTTTTACTTTTTCTGCATCCCCACAACAGATGGGGCAAATGTATCCCTCTTTTGGCATACCATGTTCTTCTCGCAACTTCTCTCTTACTTTCTGTAATTCATTGTTACAAGCCTTGCATTCAGGTCGTAGAAAGTTAGCACCTGAACTTGGTGAAAATGCAGAGAGGGGTAGATATATATTGCACTTGCAACACACCTTACCCTCACCTGCACCTAGATCCTCATGTTCTATGGGAAATAAATTTAATTGCATAACTATTAATCTTCCTCATTTTGTGAGCCTGTCCTTGCCTCAACATAAGAACCACACTTTGGACAACTAAGATTAGCTATTATGCCATTACCTTCTAATCCATAGTCTTCAAAGTCGTGATCTCCTCCCCATATTAATTGCTGATCAGGGCCACAAAACCAACAGTTCATATCATGCAACCTTATTTATTCTGTTTAAATTAATAAAGTATTGCCTGTTATAACCTCGTTCCCACTCTTTGTGTTCAAGAGATTTTAACCTGTATGGGTTATAACTATTTACTCTAAAGCCCTCTCTTCCTTCAAAGAATGCTTTTTCATTAAGGTGCTTACGTCTTTTCTTGTGTGTAGACCTGTGTCTGTTAAACACCACATACTCCTCCTGTACCGCTAATCTCACATATATCGTGAGTCTCTACGTGTTCGTCAAACTCTTCTCCAAGTTTATCTACTGCTTCAGAATAAGGAACAGAGGTAAGAGGTTGACCACCTCTAGATCCATCAGGGTACACTGTAAAGCCCCTTAGTCTATGTGCATATTTAGCTAATGTATCAGCGAAGTCATCTACTACATCTGGGTTATTTAATTTAGTACCCCATGCAGGTAGATTGATCGTTGAACTAATGGACATATCGACGTAGTCCTGTACGTCTGCTTGAAAGCGCATACGCCGTTTGTAATCTTCTGCTAAATCTAGTGCAGATTCTATACTCTCAGGATCTACGTCATAGGTATCTATTAACTCTTGTGCAGAGGAGTCTACCACATATTGATACTTCCATCTGTGTCCTCCCGTAAGATACCTTCTCTTATACGCAACAGCAAAGATAGGTTCTATCCCACTGGAGCTACCAGCAAGTATACTAATAGAGCCAGTAGGAGCAATAGCACGGTTCGCCACGGGCCTAGATATTGATAGTGCATCCGCAAATCGTCTAGATACATCATCACTGACTCCTTTGTATATTGCCAACCAACGGTGAAGCTCTCCAGTAACCTCATACTTTTCTCCTTTTTTAATTAACCATTCATGTAATCCCATTATACCTAAACCTAATCGTCTATTCTTTTCTCTAACATCATAGACTTTTTGATAAGGTAATTCTGCTCTCAATGTTCCGCATATTAAAAACTTTGTAGCTAAATCAACAATCTCTGCTAGTTCAGATATGTCTTCAATCCTGCCAAAATTAATACTACCAAGATTGCATACATCACTGTCATCGCTACTGCACACCTCAGTACAGGCATTACGCAGTGTTTCATTTTCATCCTCCATAAAATTAAAACTAAACCCAGGCTCTCCTGTACGCATAGCTTGGGCTATGTTTTCCTTAAAGGTATCCCCATATCCTTCGCCATTCCAATAGTTTAGTAACCACTCTGTATCATAGTTAATAGATATGTTTGTCATATCCAATGGTGCAGGAAAATTAAAGTCCTGCTCTTTTATTTGCTTTAGTGTAAATCCAGTATTTCCAACTGGCATAGTATCCCAATTCTTTGCGTTAAGAAATGTTGATACATCTTTGTGTTTCCAATTAAGTGATGCGTATATGGCAGACCTACGACTACCTCCTTGCATCACCTTTTGGCCTATACTATTAATCATTTGCATCTTGGGAATAGGGCCAGATGCCAGACCACCAGACCCACCAAGAACTTTACCTGATTCTCTATACACAGAATAGTCTACCCCGATGCCACCCCCCGTCATCAAGCAAGATTCCGCTTTCCAACTCAAGTTAGCCCAATCCTCTCGTGTGTCTTCCTCTGCCTTTAGTAGAAAACAATTGTTATAAAATCTTTTCTTTCGTCCTGCATAGTAAAGATACCTACCACCAGGAATAAACTTCAACTCATCTATATATTTAGTAAGAGCATCCTGTTCGTCCATAGTCATTAGGTTTTGCTCACCAGAACGTAATGAACCGCATACATCTTTCACTAAAGTAGAAGCTAGATCAGACCACGTTTCACACCCATCGTGAGCATACTTATATTTAAATATATCTTCTGAGAATTTATTTCTAAATTGAGGATTGTTGTTAGATTTAAATGATGACACTTTATATATTCCTTTCGTTTTCTTCTTCCTCTACACATTCTATTAGTTTATTTAAATACCATTGTGCCTTCTTTAAATCCTCAGTAGGTTTACCTTTGTAATCAAACCGCCAAAGATACTTCAGTATGTTGCCTTGCAGGTAATATTTAAAATTAGGTAGTAGTGCAGCTTCTATTGCATCTATGCATTCTATCCCACTCTGATTATAATGTGGTGGGTTGTTTACCATATCCTTCATAGTATTATTTTCCGTTTGCTATTTCTCTTGCTTCTTCTGGGGAGTACCCCTCTTCAAATATTAATTCATATATAAAGAGATCACGGGCATTGTATGTATCGTCATACTGTTCGTAGTCCTCATACTCTTCTTCTTGTTCTTTTTTCATGTGTATGTCCTAGTGTTTTGTTACGGGTGGGAAAGGAAAAGGTATGACGATGCCTTCAGCCTCTTCTTGTTCTTTCATTCTTTCCATGTCTTTAAACTTATCATAGTATATATCAAGCAAAACATCTAGTGCAGGTGGCTCAAGAACTGCAACAGCGCACATTGCTTTCATTATATCTGTAATGGTATCTATAGCAGAGTCTGATAGCTCTGACATATCTTCGTGAAGTATGGGTAGTATGTCAAATTCAATTTGTTTTTCTTCGGGTATCTCTGACTTTACTTTTATTAGTACGCACAGTTCGTTTGGTTGTAGGTTCATTCGGTTTTTTATTCTCATTTTTGCCTCTCTTTTTTTCGTTTATCCATTCTTCAGGTATAAGCTGATCGGCAAATATAAAACCGTATTTGTTACACCAATCGGCATACGTAGTTTTACTTCCTTTTCTTAGTTTGTTTCTTGAGTTAGAAAATACAAACCTTAAATCTAAATCAGGATATTGTTCTTTTACTAGTAAATGTTTTTGTCTATCCTGTACGGTAAATATACCTTTTGTTTCTACTACTATTCCGTTAGGTAACCAAAAATCTGGTGTATAATTTCTATGCTTTTCTGGTTGAACAAAGGGTATCTTTTTAATCTCATAGCAGTCTAGTATATTTAAGAAGGCTAGTTGTTCAGATACCCTTTCTTCTAAACCTGATCTAAAACCATGCGCTAATCTATAATCTAATGCGACCATAGTTTATTGAACCAAGGGGGCGATTATAAACATACGTTCTTTGTACATTTCCACCTACTGCATTTTTATATGATGCTTGGGCTTCTTGTAGGTTTTCCCATGCCTCACGTACTATAGCAGTCTGACGATGTTTTGCTTCATTTCTTAAATCACGTAGCTCGTTACTAAGTTCTAAGATACGTTCATTAAGATCCTCGTCTGTTAAATCTACATAAGGGTTTACATTTTCTTCTTGTGTATTCATGCTGCTTCCTCTCCCATGAAGTTTAATTCTGTGTATGCTACCATAGGTTTGCTCTTAGCCTTAGAGAATACTGACTCTCTCTCTTGCATATTAGGCCAACAACTAAATCTATATTTACACCAAGAACATTCCATACCAAGTTTTCTGTTTCCAGTAAGCACTCTGTTAAATGTTTCTGGCTCATCTTCAAAGCACCTTTCAAAGGGTGCATCTGAAACTAATGCATCTATTTTATTCTCTGCTTCCTTTAGAATACTAGACACTTCTTCTTTAGTATCTGTGCTTTCTATTCTGTTAAGTTCACCAGTAGTTATGTTCATTGCCCATATACCACCAGCAGGTTTACCAGTAGCTGAAGCATATACGTGTAATTGTGTTACGTATCCAAAAGAATCTTTTTCTTTCAATGCATTCCAACTGACAAATTTATTTCTAAAAGCAAAGTCTGAAGTAGATTTTATGTCATCAATTCTGCCATCATCAAAAGATAAATCTGCCTCTCCTGTTACTGTATGCTCACCTATTTTAGTAGTAAGATTTTGAGAAGATTTATATCCTTCTAGGTTAGTTTCTTTTATAACTCCCTTTAGCACCGCTTCTACTATATCTCCTAATATCATTCGTAGTAAAAAATTATATGAAAACGCTACTCCTTTTTCCCCTTTCTTTTCCATCTGCAATTGGCACAAGGGCCTACCAAGATTAGATGGTCTTACTTTAAATTCTCTTCTATTTGTTGAAGAAGCAAACTGCTTACGTAATGCGTCAGCTACATCATTACATACGGTGGAGATAGTGTCCTCTGTCATGGACACCTCCCCATCCATATT